TTGTTTTTGATGATGCCAAGAACATGATCAAGAAAGCCCCCCGCACGCTGGGGCGTCTTTTTGGTCACGTTAAGCTCAACATTCACCAGGAGCGTTCGGCCTCAAAGTTCGAACCACTCTCCAGCGATGCGAATAACCTCGACGGCCTGAACATTCACTGCGGAATAGTCGATGAGCTACATGCTCACCGCACCCGTGATGTATGGGACGTGCTGGAAACAGCGACCGGCGCCCGTCTTCAGTCTTTGCTTTTTGCCATCACAACAGCTGGCACTAACAAAGAAGGCATCTGCTTTGAGCAGCGCGACTACGCCATCAAAGTGCTGCGTGGCGTAGTGGAGGACGATACTTACTTTGCCCTGATTTACACCCTGGACGAGGGTGATGATCCCTTTGACGAAGCAAACTGGCCGAAAGCTAACCCTGGCCTGGGCATCTGTAAGCGCTGGGATGATATGCGCCGCCTTGCCAAGAAGGCGAAAGAGCAGGTCGCGGCGCGGCCGAACTTCTTTACCAAGCACCTGAACATCTGGGTTACAGCTGAAAGCGCCTGGATGGATATGGATCGCTGGTCGAGAATGCCGGGTATAGCCTCAGAAGAGGAGAGAAAAGCGTGGCCACTATGGGTCGGCGTTGACCTCGCTAACAAAATTGATATCTGCGCGGCGGTAAAGGCCTGGCGCGATCCGAAAGGTGAAACGCACATGCAGCCCCGCTTCTGGATTCCTGAAGGACGCCTGGAAACAGCGCCAGCACACATTGCCGAGCTTTACAGAAAATGGTCTGACGCTGGTCACCTTGAGCTGACCGATGGTGATGTTATCGATCATGCCCTGATTAAGGCAGACATTGTGAAGTGGGTTCAGGGCGAGAACATCAAAGAGATTTCCTTCGATCCCTGGAGTGCCGTTCAGTTCAGCCTTTCGCTGGCGGAAGAGGGACTACCGCTTGTGGAAGTGGCTCAGACAGTTAAAAACCTTTCTGAATCAATGAAGTCAGTACAGGCGGAGATTTATGGCAACAAATTCCATCATGACGAAAACCCTGTCATGACCTGGATGATGTCGAACGTTACGGTTAAACCTGACAAAAACGACAATATCTTCCCCAACAAGTCCACACCCGAAAACAAAATCGACGGACCGGTGGCACTTTTTACCGCTAAAAGCCGAATGCTGGTGAATGGCGGCAACGATACCGAGGACCTGAGCGGATTCTTTGATAACCCAATTATGATAGGTGTCTGATGAAAGAGAACAAACAGCCCGGCAGGGTGAAAAGCGCGCTGCTTAACTGGCTGGGCGTCCCCATCAGTCTTACTACCGGAACGTTCTGGCAGGAGTGGTACGGCACAAGCAGCAGCGGCAAGGTTGTCACAGCGGATAAGGCGATCCAGCTTTCAGCGGTCTGGGCCTGTGTCCGGCTGCTGAGCGAGTCGATTTCAACGCTGCCGTTGAAAATCTACGAACGGCAGGCTGACGGATCCCGCAAGCTGGCACAGAGCCATCCGGTTTATCAGGTGCTGTGCCGCCGCCCGAATCTGGAAATGACACCGTCGCGCTTCATGCTGATGATGGTTGCCAGTATTTGCCTGCGCGGTAACGCCTTCGTTGAAAAGCTTTTTATCGGAAGCAAGCTGGTATCACTGGTGCCCCTGTTGCCCCAGAATATGGTAGTGAAGCGGCTGGAAACGGGCAGGCTTGAGTACACATACACCGAAGACGGTAAGAAGCGCGTAATCCCCGAAAAAAACCTGATGCATATTCGCGGGTTCGGCCTGGATGGTGTCTGCGGCATGATGCCTATGATGGCGGGCCGTGATGTGATCGGCGCGGCGATGGCGGTAGAAGAGTCGGCAGCAAAAATTTTTGAAAACGGGCTTCAGAGTTCCGGCTTTCTCTCTGCTGATATGGCTCTGGATGATGATCAGCGTGATCGGCTTCGTCAGTACATGGCTAAGTTCACCAGTTCCCGGAACGCCGGGAAAATCATGGTGCTTGAGGGCGGACTGAAATATCAGAACGTCACCATGAACCCGGAAGCGGCGCAGATGCTGGAAAGTCGCTCTTTTGGCATTGAGGAAATCTGCCGCTGGTTCCGCGTGCCGCCGTTTATGGTCGGGCATACCTCGAAGCAAAGCAGCTGGGCGTCGAGCCTCGAGGGAATGAACCTCCAGTTCCTGACCCACACGCTGCGCCCGCTGCTGGTGAATATCGAGCAGGAGATCTCCCGTTGCCTGCTGAATGGCGAAGAGGACCTCTTTGCTGAGTTCTCAGTTGAGGGCCTGCTGCGCGCCGACAGCGCTGGCCGGGCTGCTTACTACACCAGTGCGCTGCAGAACGGCTGGATGTCCCGCAACGACGTACGCCGCCTGGAAAACATGCCACCGATTGAGGGCGGCGATCTTTATACGGTGCAGCTCAACCTGACGCCGCTTGAAGACCTGAAACAAAACAGTCAGGCAGCACAGGCTTTCGCGCTGCGACAGGTTCATAACCACGTATTCCCCGACATCCCCTTCGAACAGTCCCCGCTGAAACAAGCGGCTTAGGAGCATCCATGACAATTAAAAGCCTTCCGGCGGCGCCGGAGGGGCGACCTTTTGCGCGCGAAAAACCTGACCTGCCAGCGGCGGCAATGGAGCGCTGGAACGGCGGCATCCGCGCCGCCCGTGACGGTGACAACAGCATTTCTATCTTCGACGTGATCGGCGCGGACTACTGGGGCGACGGGGTGACGGCCAGCCGCATTGCCGGGGCGCTTCGCTCCCTTAATGGCGCTGACGTAACGGTCAACATCAACAGCCCCGGCGGCGACATGTTCGAGGGCCTTGCGATTTATAACCTGCTGCGCGAGTACGAAGGCAGGGTCACTGTGAAGGTGCTGGGTCTGGCAGCGTCGGCGGCGTCGGTCATCGCGATGGCCGGTGACGACGTGCAGATTGGGCGCGGTGCATTCCTGATGATCCACAACTGCTGGGTTTACGCGATGGGCAACCGTCACGACCTGGCGCAGATCGCCGCTGAGATGGAGCCGTTTGATAACGCGATGAGCGATATCTATCAGGCGCGCAGCGGTCTTGATGCCGACACTATCGGAAAGATGATGGATGGCGAAACCTATATCGGCGGCAGTGACGCGGTAGCGAAAGGCTTTGCTGACAGCCTTCTTTCCGCTGATGAAATTGCCGACGACGACGACAGTCCGGCGGCGGCGCTACGCAAGCTTGACGCGCTGCTGGCCAAAACCGATACGCCGCGCTCAGAGCGTCGAAAACTTCTTAAAGCTTTATCCGGCAGCAAGCCAGGCGCTGCTGCCATCCCTGAAGGTACGCCGGGCGCTACCGAAGAAATCAACCCTGACAATATCAAACAACTTGAAGACGCCCTGGCGGCGTTCGGCCAATAAGGAAAGACCATGTCTGAAGTTAACGAATTACTGAAAAAAGTCTCCTCGAAGCTGGAAGAAGTTTCCAGCACGTTCAGCCAGAAAGCCGAGGATGCGCTGAAGGAGGCTAAAAACTCTGGACAGCTTTCAGCGCAGACCAAAGAGGCGGTAGATAAAATTGCCACTGAGCACAATGCGCTGAACGATGCGCTGAAGTTGCTGAAATCTTCGGTGGGTGAAATTGAGCAGCAGGTAGCTCAGATGCCACTGGCCAGCGCTGCAAAAATTATCGAAACCGTCGGCCAGACCGTTATCAGCAGCGAAACGCTAAAAGCTTTCGCGGCAAGCGTTGAAGGCGGCAAGCGCGTCAGCGTTCCGGTTAATGCTGCGTTGATCTCCACTGACGTGGCACCCGGCGTGGTCGAGCCGCAGCGCCTGCCGGGTATTGATACCGCGCCGAAGCAGCGCCTCTTCATCCGGGATCTGATTGCTCCGGGCCGCACCTCGGCGCCAGCCATCTTCTGGGTGCAGCAGACCGGATTCACCAATGCGGCGAAAGTTGTGCCGGAAGGTACCGCCAAACCGTACAGTGATATTCAGTTCGCCACGCAGATCACTCCGGTGACCACCATCGCGCACATGTTCAAGGCGTCCAAACAGATCCTGGATGATTTTGCACAGCTGCAGTCCACTATCGACGCTGAAATGCGTTACGGCCTGAAATATGTCGAAGAGCAGGAGATTCTCTTCGGTGATGGTATCCAGGCATTCCCGTAGCGACGCAGATTCGGGGCGGCTATACCGGTGATGACCCGTCGAAGCTGGCGTCGGGTTTGCTCTACACCGAACGCCAGGCGCGCATCACGGCGCAGGAAGCGGAGGTGACAGCCAGGACGGCGCTGGAAGCGACCGTTAACGCCAACAAAGCCAGCTTGACGCAGGAGCTGGCAACGCTGACGACTGAGCAGGAGGCACAGGCCACAACGCTGTCTGGCTTGCAGACCACCGTCGGGAAAAATACCGGCGATATCACGCGCATCGATAAAGCCGTCGCTGATAACAATAAGGCTCAGACTACCGCGCTGGCTGCGGTTAAGGCGACTACTGACAAGAACACGGCTGACATCAGCACGGAAACGACGGCCCGCACGGATGGTGACTCCGCGCTGGGGCGTCGTATCGACAGCCTGAAAGTGGATGTGGACGGCAACACGGCCAGCCGCGACGCCGGTATTGTCGGCAACGTCACCAATGCTCTCGCCAACTTCATGGCTTTCTCTGATCAGCGCGTCACGTTTGCCGTTGGCGAAACAAAAACGATGGCTGAAATCACAGAGGCCCGGAAGACCGCCGCGGATGCCACAAGCGCTGTGGCGGAGCAGGTCACGACGCTTAAGGCCACGGTTGAGCAAAACGGCCAGACTAACGCCGCAGCCATCACGCGCATTGATAAAGCCGTTACGGATCTGAAGAGCGCTACCGCGACCAGTATTGAGCAGGTGACGGCAGCAATCGGCGATACCAATGCCAATGTCCAGACGACCAGCGAGGCTGTTGCTGACATCAACGGCAAGCTCTCGGCCCAGTGGGGCGTTAAGGTTCAGGTGGAGGCGAACGGCGTTAAACGCATCGCGGGTATTCAGCTGGGCATTGACGGCACAGGTGCATCAAACTTCCTGATTTCTGCCGACACGTTCGCGGTTTATAACCCGACGACCAGAGGGCAGGAACTGGTGTTTGCGGCGACGGGCGGGCAGATGTTCCTGCGATCAGCATTCATCCAGGATGGTTCCATCGATAACGGCAAGATTGGGAATTATATCCAGTCCAGCAACTGGGACGGCACCGGCAATGTCGGCTGGCATATCAATAAATCCGGGTATGCCACGTTCAACGGCGTGACTGTTCGCGGGACGATTTATGCCACCAACGGAGAGTTCAGGGGGACTGTTTACGCGACTAATGGCGAGTTTCGCGGAACGGTATACGCGACGGATGGCGATTTTCAGGGCACAGTTTATGCCAACAAGATCGTTGGTAATATTTCAGAGTCGAGAATGTATCCGGGCTTTACCCAAATTAATGGCAGCAGCTCGACGATGAATATTAATTATGCCGGGAACCCCCGTATGCCGGTCAGGGTTTCTATTTTCTTTACCATTAACTCTTTTTCATCAGGAACGCGATTCTGGATTAATGGAGATGAAAAAACCAACCGCTCGCCAGGGCAATCTTTCGGGGTTTCATTTGACGTAGCGGCGGGAGCGCCCTTAACAATTACGCTTCGGGCATCCGGTAATGGAGAACTTTCAACCAGCCCAATAATTGCAATCGTTACTCCGCAGGGTACAGCATTAAGTTAAACCCTAATCTACCGCAAAGCATAAACACCTCACCCAAATAATCCAGCTCCGGCTGGGTTTTTCATTTTAAGGACATCACGAATGGCCACACTTGATGACGATTTAGCGAAAGCCGTCACGGAAGGTTTTCGCCAGGCGCAAATTGATATCGTCAACCAGGACCTGATTTTATCGGGCGCCGGTGACGTCACCGTAACCCTGGCAGACGGTTCAAAAAAGACGGGTCCCAGCTGGTCAAAGCTGATCGCCCAGGCGGGTGCGGCAGGTGCCAGCGCCGCTGCAGCGGCAGCATCAGAGAAAAATGCAAAGACCTCTGAGACGAACGCGAACTCATCAAAAACCGCAGCGGCAAGCAGCGCTTCAGCAGCCAAGACCAGCGAAACGAATGCCAAAACCTCCGAGACGAACGCGAAAACGTCTGAGACGAATGCCAAGACGTCGGAGACCAACGCAGCCGCCAGCGCCAGCAGTGCCGCAACATCACTCGCGGCCGCGCAGCTGCTGACCTCTGTACCTTATGAGGAAGCCCCGTTCCCTGACGTCTGGCTTCCGCTGAATGATGACCTGCGCCTGCTGGCTGGGTTTGCGCCTTACGACCGGCTGACCATTTCCGGCCAGATTCTGGAGTTAACAACAAAATCAGCGACCATCATCCGGCCAACCGAAGCGACGTATATCGACAAATCCGGTGTGTTGCAGACCGCTAAAATTGATGAGCCGCGCTTTGAAAAAGAAGGGTTATTGATTGAGGGACAGCGCACTAACTATTTCAGGTATTCAAACGATCCTTCGCAATGGAAAAGCGTTAGTAATGTTGATTCAACACTAATGCTTGTTAGCGCTATTGACGGCAATACAAAAGCACCGACAGGACAGTACACCACCACTACTGGCAAAACTAACATGAATCTTCTGGACTCCAGGTCCAGCGTTATTGCCCTGGCTATTGGTGAAACCCTTTCTATATCGTGCCGTGTTAAATTGTCCGCAAATCTTCGCTTCCGAGTACGAGTGGGGAATGGCACGAACTACATAGGAGGCTGTTATTACAACCCTCAAGGGGAGTTAATCGGTGCTGTAGATAAAGTTATTAGCTCTGCCGTTCTTGGTTCTGATGGCTATATAACTATTAAAACTACTTATGTAGCTGATGTTGAAGGAGCGGAGTTTTTTGCACAGTTTTTGATTTATGATTTAAGTAACGTAAATAATAATGTTGCAACTGGCGAAACCTGCGCACTACAAATGCCCCAGGTGGAATTAGGTCCGAATGCAAGCTCGTTTATTATATCAGGGGCTTCCCCGGCCACCCGAGCAGCAGACATTCCTACAATCCAGCGTTCAGGCAATGAAAACTACTTTGGCCCATTTACCTACAGTGCGGAGGTACACTTAATCGGACCGGTCATTGCCGCCACGTCTACCTCGGCACGTAGAGGGATTCTAAGTTTCTATCCGTCCAGTGCTGAATACGTAATGACATATGTAGAACCGTCATCAGCAGCATTAGGTAAGTTAAGAAGCATGTACGGGGCTTCGAATTTTAACCAAAGCTCCAGGCGCATAGATGATGATTTAATTCATAACGTTGTTTTTTCTACAGACCTTATAAAAAATAAATTAAGCCTTGACGGTGAGATTACTGAAATAGCCACAGCGGCGAGACCTACACCTGGAAATCCCGCCCCTACAGTTCCGGATAAAATACTTATTGGCTGGGGCGCAGGTTCAACAGCATATGGGCAAAGAGTGCTAAACGGCCACATTCGCAATCTGCGCATATGGCACCGGGCATTAACTCTTAATCAAATTAAAGGACTCCGCTAATGAGAGACTTATATCTGCGTTTTAATGACGCCAGCGAAATGTGCGCGCAATTAATGGCTGCGGGTTTTATGGATGATGAGGGACAGGGTGGTTTATATCACCCCGATATCAGCCTGGATATCGTCGGGGTCATCAGTGTCCCTGCTGAAGTTATCAATCCCGGTGAAGAAAACGAAGTTATCAAGTACATCACCGAACCCGGCTATCACGTCAATTTGCGGGTCATGAATGACTCGCTCGATTTATCCGGGCTGAACGACTTTGTGGTTAAACCGAAAACACCGGCTCGCGTCTGGGCGTAAGGAATTAAGTTATGGCAAACAGAATAGACACGGCTGAATTAAGCAGGGCCATTGCTGCCTGGACATCAGTTATTAACGACG